ATAAACTGATCCGACGGCCACCATATACCAAAGGGACTCTCATGCTGTACATTCGTGTTAGGATCAGGGCTCTTCCTATCTAGGAACGCCTTATGCAGATCAACATGAGATTGAACTACTCCCTCCACGGCGGAGGCGATATCCTCACTCATGCCGAGGAGCCCACCTTGGAGAATTTGTGTGTGCACGTCTATGTGGTGACGATGGTCTTGATCTTCCTCGACCCTGGTCACTTCACCTACGGCCAGAAAAAGGTTTTCCTCCAGGGGGTCCTCGAACACGAGTTCTGCGCCCACCCCCGGCTGGAGCAGCTCATGCCTTGCACGCTCCATATCCTGAGTGTAGCCCAGCTTCGCCACCCCATAGGGGAAGAGAAAGGCGCTCAAAGCGACCCGCTCATCCACACGGAGTTGATTCGTCTCTCGATATCGATAGTTCACAATCTTACTCTGACCTTGAGCCATATTCAAGCTTTGTGGGTCACTCGGATCAACAGGCAGCGAGGCTCGCCGATCCTCAGCAAAGCTCTGGAAAACAGGCTCTCTGTCGAGCATGTTCGAGAGACTCTGGTCAATATAACCATAGACAATCCCGGACTTGGTTCGAGCAGTTACCTCGTCCTGACTCATCGGACCGCCTGCAGACGCTTCCCTAGCCGTCGCCGGTTCGTTGTAGTACTGGTCTGCTAGCGTCTCGCTCGCTGCAAAGAGCGGCTTCAGCTGCCCGACCGTATAGTCAATACGAGTTGACCAGAACTTAACTCTCTGATCCTCGCGTCGTGGATAGCTCATTTAGTCTCTAACTCATTCGTTAGTCTACGTAAGACTCTGGCCACTCTATATCACCTACGGGCGCTAGCATCGGCGCTTCCTTCACTGGAGCAATCCCCGCTCTTCTAAGCGCGCTCCTATGCATCAGATCATCGAAGGTGTGGGAAGCCTGCGTCAAGACCGGAACACCAATCTCAGGCACCGGCTCCGCCTTCTGCCCTCTCAGCTTATTCAGCTGCATACCGATCAGAGTCAGCGCGTCAACTTGGTCGTCGTATCGACCACGGGGAAAGCGGCTTAACTCATGCTCAAGCGGACCTAGCCACGGAGCGCTCATAGGCACATGCACATATCCCATCTGCATTGCACCAGCGATCGATCCAGCTCGATCAGGAGAGTCCTTGCTGCCAAAACCTGCGACTGATACGTCTTGGAGAATGGTCCAAAGCTTCTCATCCTTCATACGCTTCCTCAGTACTGGACCAATCGCCTTACTCAGAACCACCCGCTCATTAAACCACTTAAGCGGCTTTCGCTTCTCGTTCTTCATCAGCTGCAGACAAGCCTCGACTCCGTCGATTATATCTGTCTGCTCTCGAAACAAGTCCGTGAGGTAGATATGACCACGCTCACACACGCCGAACACCAAGTGGACAGTGTAATCTCCACTACCCTTTGTCAGTGCCCAGTCACTCGTTCCGTAGAAGGTCAGCCCTCTCGGCAACTTGTTCGGCTCGTATGGCATCAGCCAATCGGGCTTGAACAAATCTCCCTCGTCCGAGATGGGCTTCTGTTGGTGGAGCGCCTGGAATAGTTGAGGGCTCCTGGCTCGAATAGCGTAAAGCTCCTCCAACGGACGCCGGTTAGGTCCATCTGGGAGTAAGGGCTCTCCCTCTTCCCTTCCCAAGGGATCGCCTGCTTCGGCAATAGATGGAATCGAGAGGATTTCCCAGTCCTCTTCTCCGGCGTCGTTCAATTTCTCAACTCGACCACCTATGTCATCGTCATGCCATCTCTGCATGATTAGAACAACAGACCCGCTTCCATCCTTGTAGCTTCGCAAACGGTTAATAAGGACTGACGCATACCAATCCCATACGTTCTGTCGATGCTGTAGGCTACGAGCTTCATCTGCATTCTTGAACGGATCGTCGATAATAGCGATATGAGCGTGGAATCCAATGATACCGCCTGCGACACCGCTCGCCTTGTAACTACCACCTTCTGTCGTCTTCCATGCATCTGCTGCAGCTGCGCTCTGACTAATCTCAGTCCCAGGAAAGACTAGCGCATATCGTGGGTCTTGAATTATATCCCGAGCAACAGCACCAAACTCCGACGCCTTCTCTTTATTATAGCTGCCCTCGATGAGTTCAAAGTTTATATTCCTACCCATGACCCAGGCTGGGAATAACTCACTAGCGAGACGACTCTTCCCTGTCGCTGGGGGGATGAAGACCGCCAGCCGTCTACAGCGTCCGGCCTCCACATCCTCTAGCTTCGATCCAATCAGCTCATGAACCTCATACGGATCGTAAGTCGGATCGATGAACTTGGCGAAGTCTATCAGACCCTTTCGGGCCTTATTCAGTTTGATAAGTTCACGAGCTACCTCGAGAGGTCTAGCGACTCCGGCTGGAGGCTCGTGCTCACTCGGATCGAAGCGCTCGGCAGCTTTGTCCAGAGCAGCTTTCTCCATCTCCGCAGCTTCCTCGCGGCCCTCTCTCCTCGCGTTCAGGAGCTTCCTGACTTCCTCGTTCTTCACCCTGCTGGCTCCGTCTGCTCAACCTCAAGAGCTTCAGACAGCTCTAGTCTCTCTTCATCAGAGAGCTCAGAGAAATCTGCCTCAACAGCTTCGGGATGCGTGTTAGCCATTCTGTCAAGCAACCCCACCAGCGCGCCAGACGTGGCCTCACTAAGAGAGTGAGTGACGGTCTGGTCAACTTCTTTCCGCTCTGTGTATCCGCGATTCTTCCCGAGTGTTTGTAAGACCTTCCAGCTGTAGGTCAGGTCTCCGTTCTGTACTGCTCCAAAGATATTGTCTTCTGCACTATCGACAATGCCCTCTCGGAAGCTATCCATAATCTCAGTCAGAACTGCCGATCGACCGATATGATAGACCACAGCCTGCCGACTGCTATAGCCAAGATCCAAGGCAACTTTCGATACATTCCCACGATTAGTGATGATCGAAGTGGCTATAGCCGCTACTCGATCTTCCTCTTGCTTCTTAATAGCGGCTCGCACATCTGGGTCGATATCAGCTCGAGCACTGAGCAGTGGAGCGGAGCATCCAACTTTCTTAGCAGCGTCAGCCATATCATGCGACTCCGCTAGAGCCTCAATCATTAGCTCAGAGCTGAACTCCTGTCTCCGGCCGACTCTACCGCGACTCATCTTCAACCTCAAGCTGTAAGTACGAGCAGTTAGTTGTGGGGGGTACGAGCGACCAGTAAACGCAAACTCGCGGCTGGCGGACGAACCTTTGATCACTAGTCATCTGCCCGGCCCCCCACAGTCTTCTCTAGTACTCCCCTAGTCGTCTGGACGGAGACTAGCTCGACGCCGGTCAGAGCAGAGATTTCCTCATCCGATCTGCCCTCTTCAATGAGAGACACAACCGTGAGATGATTCGACCACAGTCTTTCGACTGGGAGCACAGGTCTGATAGCTGTTTCCATAATCCAAATATACGAAAAGCATCGACAGTTGTCAAGCCCAAAGGCCGAAGCGCCGACCGACGCGTCGAAAATATGCAACGACCACGCAATAGCTTCCCAAACTGTGGGGATATTATCCCCAAAGTCGGTTCCGATAGACCACTTAGTGTATGATTTTTTGCTCAGAAATTTTTCATGTCTAAGATTAATAAAAAGCGCTACCGGGGGAGGGTTCCGCCGGGTTGGTCCTATATGGTATCGAGCTGCATCGAGTACTTTTACATTATTCTATATCGCGCTACGTGATACCCTATGGTATTTTATCGAGAAGACTTCGTACTACTTTGTATTATTTGGAATTTTCTAGTTCGATATCGTGCTACTTAGTTCTAACCACCCCGATTTCGTTGGCATGGTATTTGCTAACACTGTAATAATATGGTTGACACACCTAGGGGGGGCCGTCTAGGTGATGTGGTGTAAGTAGTTGTTTTCGTTGACGTTAGGTGAGGTGGTCATTTTTTTTTCAAAAATGTCAATTTAGTACTTGACAACCGATTGCCCATAGACGATATTCAACATATCGAAAAAATGCACCACACCACAAACCGATAGGATCGCCAATTCGATAACACCACTAGCCACGCGACATGCATACGCCTAGGGGAACGCCACTAGTTGGTGGACGTAGCCAACTACCCTAGCCACCGTCTAGCGATTCGGATATGACCACTAGACGACGTACGGCAAACCACTAGCGCCATGACCTAGGGTAGATCCCTACTAGCGCGAATATGGTGGCATAGGACCGACTGGTAACTAGTACACCTACTGCATGGACCGAGTACGCGGGGGGGCGGTACTGGCACGATCTAGGCGGGCGACTATGCTACGGTGTGGGGGTGCCCGTACGGATATATAATGGACTAGGGACTAGGAACTAGTCAACATTCCTTGTTCGTGTTGTTGTTGTTTGACTACTCAATCAAGGAATGCAACTAATGTCCAATCTCAAGAATATGGTGACCAGCACCTATGTCCTGGATAAGTGCAAGGCCGGGAAAGGTAACACCGAGGGTGTCCAGGTCACGATAGTGCCAAAGAATCTGTCCGATACCGACCTCCGCGACAAGATTCGCGCCGAGTACAACCGGAACATCCAGCAGTACTTCCGGTTGATCTCTGGTCAGACCTTCGCCCAGATGTCGGCGAACAGTAACAAGCACGCGGGGAACTATCGACCGACCTCCGAACAGACTCGCCAATGGGAGTTGATTCTCAAGGAGGGCCGTGCTAGTGTAGATGTCGCAGCGGTCAGCAAGACCAGCAGCAATGGCCGGGGTGAAACTAGGGAAGAGTACTTCGATCGCATGTTGCTGTCTGGAAAGTCGGTCGAGGACATCATGTCCGAATTGAAATCAGCGGCCGAGGATCGCGCGGAGGCTATGCGCGCGGACGCTAGCGACACCGTCCAGACCGCCGATGAGCCTCTGGCGGAAGCCGCCGGATAATTGAATCGTTCGAACTATCCAAGGAATGTTGACTAGTTTCTATGATCTAGCGGGGACCAGCTATTGCGCGACTAGTCCTCAGCGGCGCTCGCAGATACCAGCGCGGGGTGAGACCTGGAAGGCTGGGGGCTAGTCTCTTCTA